GGGTCACTTGCAAGAGCCGCTCCAGCCAGCTTAGCCTGCTCCCACACGCTTGGGTCAACTCGGGCTTGCCTTACATCAATCTGCGCTTGAGCCGCTTCCACACTTACTTGTGGAAACTCCTTCGGATGATTTACAATATATTCTTGCTGCAATACTTTATTAGCCGCATCAAACCTTGCCCGAGAAAGTTCCGGTTGTTTGAAGAATGCTTGAACGATGTTGGATGGTAGACTATTCCGAAGGATCATTGTGGTAGGCGTCTCCCACTTACCGGTACGATCTTCCTTGGGGGCTGTAGGTTCTGTTGCATCAGGAGACATGTTAAAAAAAGTCATCCCAGAGTCGGGGAAGTTTTCCTCGGCGTCTTTATACTTGGATTCTTTTAGTACGCTAACCTCATCAGCACTAAATGAACCTGTTATATTTGACTCCCTCCGCGCATCCCAACGCTTGCGGAAATGATCCCATACGTCTGTGGCAACTTCAGCAGTTTCTACAATGGGATCGACAATAACAGTTTTAGTAAAACCCGCTACAATAGGTTTAAGCAAAGATTCCTTCGGTGGAGGAGCTGGATTAGTTGCCAGCATTGCGTCTAGGTCAGTGGAAGAAAAAGTTTTCCCCGGACTATTATCCTCCGGAAAAGTATCTGCCGACTTTCCAGTAACCATAGCATCTAGGTCTTGCAATGAAAACTCACGAGGCATAAATTACTCCATTTCTTTGGCAGACGTACCATTCCAGAATACTACTTTTTCCCCGGTAACAGTATTAATTTTATACCAGTTACCAGCCTCCATATCCATACCGCGCTTATATGGTAAAGCGGTGTCTCGGCTATGCCCCTTAGGCGTAAACTCTGCATCCTCCCGAGCCTCAGGAATCCGCTCCAAAGCATCTTCGGATAACTCTCCATTATTTATGGCATTAGTAATGGCTCGATTAACCGCAACTTCTGTGGTAATCCCTGGATGCCTGGATATCTCTTCTTGCGCCCTAACGGCAATTATAGGTGACATGTCTCGGATAAGTTGATTCTTTGCCTTATGCTGATCAGAGTTTGCCGGCACAGATCCCCCAAAGAACCTATTCCGAACAATAGCCTCCGTTAAGTTTACCATCTTCTCATCCGGCGCTTTTGGAGATTTTCCCTCTTTGCTTGGCTGATTTCTGGCCCGGCGCATTTCTGTTTGTTTACGTACTTCAAGCTCTTGCATCCGAAGAGACCTATTCAAGCGTCTATCTGTAGCAAGGTCTTCCGCAGACAACTCTAACCGGCGTGCCTTATTTTGCTCAGCCACATCCACAGCCTGCCGCCTAAGCATGTTGATGTATTCTGGATCATACGGAAGTGCTCGAAGTGCGGCGGCCTCGGATTCATTTATAGTTCCGTCTGATCCAGCTGCGATTAAATCCTCAATGGCCCGAGACCAAGTAGCGGCCGTCGCATTAGTAAGATACCTATCCGTCAACTCAATTTGTCTATCGGAGCGTTCCGTTTCCAGCTTCTCATTTTCTCGCTCTTCCCGCATTCGGAGCCTTTCATCTTTAGCAATCTCATTCCCCTGATCGAAGAACGATTTTGCTAAGTTTGAATAACCGTCAGCTAATAGCGCCGATCCAGTTTGAATAAAGGGGTCAGCTAGGCTAGCATTATCCGATACTTGAACTCCCTTAGCTACTGTTTGCCCAGAGGATAACTTTGCAAACAACGCACCCGCACTCTGCATAGCAACTTGCTCAGCCTCAGCTGCTACCTGTGCACGCTCTTTATTTTCTATATCAAGTTTAACTGATGCCTGGGTTAGCCGAGACTCCCGGTCAGCGTTAATCTTATCCATTGCATTATCAGCAACATCATACCAAGCCGGCATAAATTACTCCTACGGACCTTTATTAAATGAATCCCAAATCTGTTGCCCGCCCCTAGAAATAGCCCCAAATAATTGCCCCTGTCCCTGCAGGTCTGTTTGGTTTGCGCTTGCGTTAGCCCCAATAGCAGCTGAATACCCTTGCCCTGGGTTGGCGCTAGCCCCAGACGTAAGGGCAAGATTATTAAATGCCGACTGATAAGCTTCTCCACTAGCCTCAGCGGCAGCTACAAGAGCATTACCACTACCCGTATAACCCTGTGATGCCATAGTCCGCTCGGCTGCCCGAATACGAGTCTTATACTCGGGTAGATTTTCAATGGAAGATGGATCATTCATGAGAGCTTGCAGCTTCTCCGCATTATCTTTTCGGTAAGGCGCAAAAGGATCACTAGCTTCAATAGACTTTTCGGCTAATGCTCGTTCTTGTTTAGCTTTTTTCTTAGCAGAAATTGCCCCGAAAATTGCCCCACCAATAGACAAGGCAGCCCCTAAAAAACCTAACTGCTTGTGGGGTAGACGCGGCCCAGATTGAGTTTTCATATAACCTCCTTTTCGTTTCAACGTGAAACAATTAGTCCCCGGTCTGTTCCCGCGGACGCCAACCAGATGGAATAAGTACATCTTCAATTCGGCTAATCCGGCGTTCAGTGACTTTAATGTCCTGCCGAATGTGCATTAGATCTGCTTGAATCGTAAACACTTGATCGTATTTCTCCTGAAAATTATCAAGCCTTACTTTAAGTGTGGAGCGCCGCTCAGAGTCTGCCGACAGGTGCATACGAAGAATTACACCAATCAGCACAGATACAATCCCGGTAGCTGTTACAGCTACATCTCGCCAATACACACTAACACTTGGAGTATCTACATCACTAGCCAGTACGCCAGTGGTTAGTAAAACTAACCCTATCAAAAACAATAACTTACTCATTGGGAAGATCCCGGTCAGATGCAATTATTGCTTGAGTGGCTCTGATGGCAGCGTCGCATTCGTCGGCAAGTTGGATAGCCATAGCTGCCGCATCTTGTATCCGAATGTTGGTGCTTTCAGAATCTCCTGGGGAATTGCTTGAGGGAAGGGGCAAATCGCGGGCCGGACATTCAAACTCTTTCCGCAACCGGCGATTGCCACTACGCAAATCAGCAATAAGACGATCTTTACTTTCAAGTGCATTAGATAATTCCTTCGTAAGAGTTATGCGAGTTTTCTCTATTTGAGTCCTTGCCATAGATTCAATACGAAGCTTTTCTATTGTAGCATCTAGCTCCGCTGAAACTACCTGAGCTTTCAGTTCAGCCAAGCTCTTTTGAGCCTTAGCAAGTCGATAAGACTGCAAGCCCGCAAAAATAAGTACTACCGCAAAACCACCTACAAGCACTCTGATAATAACCGTACTTGAAATTGATCCTATAAAGGAACTAATAGAAAAACTCATCGGTATACCCGCTCTTGGATTGTAATATCTGGGTTCTTAATGGCAAACAGTCGAGTTACAAACCGTCCAGTAATAGCACTTCTGTACCTGAAGTACATAACCATGTTTGTCTCCTATTGAAGGCACTCAACATCTGGGTAGTCGCATACACCTGCGCCCCAACCAGCCTTATTATACAACGGCTGCCAACGAGTTACAATCTTTTCTGGATACGTTAAGTTTTCTCTACAATGCTTGATAGCCCGGCTAGCCGTACCACACGAAGCGTCAGCTAACTTAAGATTACTAGGCCGACCTGCATTTTGCCATTCCTTATTCCAGTGCCCTAACCCTCCATTATACCCACGTAGGGCTGCCCACATACGGCCACAAGTATTGCCTACCTTAGGGGTTCGGTCATACAAGTATTTATCATAAGTTACTAAGGCTCGAATAGCCCAGTTGGGATTAAGTACATTACAACCCGGCGGTAGGTCTTTGGCAAAACCACAAATCCAAGAAGCTGTTGCTGGCATAAACTGAGCCATGCCAGCCGCGCCTACGGGAGACTTTGCGGAGGCATTCCATCGGGACTCTTGATGAATCTGCCCGGCGAAAGTTGCCACAGGAGCATCCATTCCCCACACTGCCCGAGACTCCCTAATCAAATCATTCCTATAAGGGAGAGCTTCCCGAGGTACCTGCGCACCACAGACACTTGAACACATTAGCAAAATAGCTAAAGTTCTCACAGACCTGTTGCTACTGCCAAGATGATACTAGCCATAAGAATAGCCCGACGAAGCTCTGCCCACTCTGGGTGATTACACTTATCCGGTCGGGCATAAGGAAAAATTAGCCGGTCTGACCAGTAGCTAATCCACAAAGCTAAGCAGATAAGAACAATCTTATACAGGACTACGCCCAATTGTTCTGGAAATATAACAGCTATACTTCCCATTAAAAAGAATGGGACAATCGCAAGTTTATTCATCCGGTGCATTATGGTGCCTTTGGTATGGTAGTGATTGCGGTAATTCTTCCAAATGAATCTACCGTAATTACTGGAATATTCGAGGCATCTCCATACACCCCAGGGGTAACGCCCGTTGTAGCTAGGGAAGTGCTAATAACAGGGTTTCCAGATACTCCATTGGGGTTTGCAATACTAACATTCGAGCCAGCCTGCAAAGACCTTGTAGACCAATTAGCACCATCCAATACAGCGAAACCACTTCCTGTTATCTGCCCGGTGCCGACTACAAGAGCAGTTAGCGTATCTACTTTTCGCTTAACCAACTCAAACCAATTCAACCAAGCAGGGGCTATAAAACTTCTACCATCGTCGTTCTGCCGAATCTCCAGTTTTTGCGCCGTGGGCACTGGCGGGACCTTAGCATCTTCAACAGCCATTACAAAACTCCTATATCATACTGCAACTCAATTGCATAGATTCTAAACGGGAGGTTTTGTCTATGCCTAAAATGATATGCTCGCTTGTTAAACGTGCCACAATTTATCAAGTGGGGCCGCTTAGCCCCTAAGTCAACCCGCCTCCAGGGAGTCCAACTCTGATAATCATCGTCGCTATTTCGCACTTGTAAAGTGCTTCCAAGCTCTTGATCAGACACAAACTCCATGCGATTGAGTTGTTTACGCCTACGGGTTTGAGCATCAAACACTGGAGTTATGATGTCTACTTGAATAGCTTTTCCAACATCCGTAAAAGCGTCTATGGAAAACTTAAGCAACGTTCCATTGCTTTCATGCTGGAGAATAACATTTCGGGCATTGTCAAAAGTAGATGCAATAATAGGAACATAATTACCAGCATCATCTGTCCACTGTGCCCAATGGTCTAACTCAATATCATACACCAGAGTTAAGTTGCTCAAGGGAAAAGTAATTACATAAAAAGTATGCCCGACAATCTTTGCTTGCCAAGACATTATCCTAGCCATGTCAACTCCACGAAGGAGCCTATCAATTGCCGGAGTAGATACAATGTTAAAGGTAAGACCCTGAAGTAGCCCAATCTGCGGAGAGGAGCCTCGGCTGATAGTTAACCATACAGTCTTATCATCAATTTTTTGTACACTATCCGCATGGACACAGCCGTAATCTAACTTAGAGCCTTGAACCTTTCCAAGGGGGCTACCTACTGGATTTCCCGCATCAAAGAGAATCTCCGTAGACCATTGATTCATGGCTACTACATATACAAGTTGCTTAACGATGGCCACCCCATTGTCTGGCTCATCATTAGCACTAATAAAATTAAGCGGATCCCAACTATCCGCAGCAGTCACTGAATTAGGGCGGCTTCCCCAAATAACCGAGGCTGGCTGCATTACATACTGGGCACCGCTTAAATATGCCCAGCCCTTCACAGTTTCAATAGGGTAGTCTGGATCAAGGGTATGCAAGGAAGCGCTAAGCGGGTTAATTCCGTCCCAAGCGTAGGCTCCTATTCCGTTGTGCATGACAATTTTAGGAGTAGCTCCGAGGATAGAAGAAAACGAATACACCCCACCGAATGGGGTATTAGTTCCACCAATGGTAGTGTCTAAGCCAGTAGCAACTTGCAATCCATCTGCATACAGCTTGTCTCCAAATATAGATATTACATTACCATTCCAAAAGAAAACGCCCCGACCTGGAGAGGCAGCACCAGGGGGAGTTAGCGCCAACTCCATGCCGGGACGTTTGAATATACTAATTACTTCAGCTTTATCTATCTCAGCATAACAATTTACAAGGCGAGCATCTTTATCTACCGAAGTATTACGGTTACCTGTCATGACCGTAAGCGGCAATCTCGGCGGAAGTTGAACTGACTGATATTGAGCCATTACCGGAAAGCCCCCGCAAGATAAGTTGTAGACCTTTCATCGGGAGCGAACCTAGTCTCGGCATCTTCAATGTCGAAGTTCTCCAAAAGCTCTCGATAGTATGTTGCTCTCTGGGCGCACCGATCCATGATAGCCTGAGGTTGCCCTGTAGATATATCATCAGCAAGTCCCCAACGTAGGGCAATCCGCCATTCCTGGGGGAAGGCTACATTCTCTTGGAGGTTTGCTGTTGTAAGGGCTTGAGCTCTAATTAAAACATGCGCAGTATTATTGGCCTCCGTAATATCTGGGGTATTCCAGAAATGCACAATCGTGGTAGTAGCTTGCTTATCCACGAAGTAAGAACTAACAGTCCCATCGTTACCGGATACCTGAGACAACCGCAGCCATTCTTCCCACCCCAACACAATCAAGGGACGCCTAGCGTTACTTACAACTTCCAGCATGTATGCTTGCATAACTTGAATCGGGCGACTAACATCAACGTCCCCGCCAAGGTTAATCGTATACGCACCCTTACCAGCCACCAGGGGGATAGCTAGGTCTTGGTGAAGAAATAACTTCAGCCCTTGAGTTTGCCAAAGATTTACAAGGTCAACTAGCCTACGATGGTTTGTGGCTAGTTGCTCACTGTTAGCTTCTTCACCCTCTTGAAGCAAGCCAGTATCGTGCATGGCATCGTTGATTATGCCATAGACTGTATTGGAGCTTGCGTTAGGCATTATCGCACCTTCTTAAGTTCGAGGATAACAAAGAACGCGCCTGTGCCTGTGACAGTTACGTTTATGCCGCCCGTCACTCCTGCGCCTGCATTATTCCAGAGGCCGCCAAAGCCTGCGAAACAATGACTCTCAGACTGAGATAGGTTAAGAATCGGCTCGTCTACCGTAGCGTCCCAAGCAACTTGAACAGATGTAGCATCGCCAACACTATAATGAATGTACTCAATCCTTACCCATGAGGGCGATCCGGTTAGAGTACTAATATCCAACGCATCTGCGGTAGTGAACTTAACTACCGCATTACGTGGCCCATCAACAAGTACTTGAATGGCCATGATAACTCCTTAGCGTTCTACAGCGGCCAGAATGTAATCCATGGTCATAGTCTTTGCAGCGGCTGCCCCTGTTTGGATCCCAAAGCTAACATTCAAAAGACTAGCGGGAAGGGTAGCTGAGGTTACGCTTAAAGATGCGGCGTACCGATCGTCTACATAAAGCCGAATCAAATCTCGGCCATTGTATGCAAACCCAAGAATCATGTCAGTTTTAGATACTCCGGGAATAACGGCACTTACCCGAGCAGATGCGCCAGCACCAAGGGCTGATGTACCGAGCACATCCAAGGAACCACTAGCCTTTTGGAAGAAAACACCTTCCGTCGCATCGAGTGGAGTAGTATCCGTAATCACCAAGCCCATTTGAAAAGTGCTGAGCGTTGGGTCACTAAGGGTAAACTTAGCCTTGAAGAAAGCGCCCTTGCCAATAGTCAACGCAAAGTCAGCGGGTGTGCCCTGAATGAAGTTACTATTATTCAAGGCCGCGCCCGTTGTCATTAGCAACAAACCACCAGCGCCGGGGGTAAGGGCGTTTGTACCAGTACCTACCAGAGTGGTAGTCCAGTCAGTGGCTAGAAAAGTGTGAAAGTCGTCAAACCTTGTATTAAACTTAGTAGGATCCAACTGACCCATGTCGCCAAGGGTGGAAACTTTTGGGATATTAGTAACCCCATGACTGAAGCGAGTAGTGCTCATATAAATCTCCAAGAGGTAACGTCAAAAGGACGTAAGATACTTTACCATACAAGGAAGCGGCCTACCCGCTTGTGGCCCTAATTGTTACAGCATGAAACGATTACTTCAAACGAGACCGATGGCCGGGGCCACGAATACTATATCGTGGCGTAACCTTACGCTTTCCTGGGGTAGTCGGAGCCGTAGTCGGTGGGGTATTATACCCATCAGCTTTCTGCATCCGATTCTTATAATTACGCTTAGGCTCAACTTTGCGAGGCTGACGTTCCATGTTAGAATACGAGCTAGTCCCAGCGTTAACCCGAGGACTGGTGGGTGCTGTAGATGCCGTAGGCTTCTTTCGCTTCCCGCCAAGGATACGCTTACCCACCTTCTTCGTAAGCATACCCGCGACAGGCCCACCCGCCAATTGACTAAGGCCGCCCTTCATACCAACCTTGAGGCCAGCCTTAGCAACCTTACCCAAACCCTTACCAAGTTTCTTCAGGAATCCCACAATATTTCTCCTTACGGCCCATTAGAACCAAACAATCCACGGGGGTCAGTGATCCCCACCGAGAAGCGCATGTAAGTAGCCGCAAGAGCGTTCTTGGTACTAAAGTCATTATCCTGTTGGAACTTAGGCTTCTCACGCCAGAAGAACTTCATGCCCGCCGGAACGTTAGTACGAACAAACCAAGCATTGGGGCTATTAAAATAGTGGTTCATCTTAATACCCTTAGGCAACGCGTTCGTAGCCTTCAACACGTTAATAGCGTTGTTGGCAGTATCATTCTGAAGAACAGACTTCAAAATCCGATTAGCGTTATACCATTCATCCGGGGCAATGTGCAAAGACTCAGGCATGACACTAATCTTCAAGCCCCTATCCATGACGGTTTTCATAATCTTAATCGTCATGTCTTCCAGGGCAACTTCACTAAGGTCAGCCCCAGGGGTGAGTTGGTTACTAAAATTACCGCCGGTAGCATTTACGTGAGCGTTTGAGATAATCGGCTGCCCATCGGGAGTAGTGTAAAACGTCCCAACAAAGGCGTTGTTGTACAAGAAGGCACCAACATTCTCGGGCGTTTGAGCAATTGAGAAAGCATTCGCTCTAGCCCGTCGATGTGAAACCTCTGCATACAAGTTATCTTCCAATTCCTCATGAGTTACAATATACCCAAGAGCATATGCAACGTGGGCATAAGTAGTCACCCAACCCTGCAATTCAGAGTCATACTCAATAGGAGCGCCTTGGCCCTTGACTGGAGCAAGCCCAAAGCCAGTGACTTGAACATCCTGCTCATAGGCCTTGCGAGAGCTAGTAACTTCATAAAGGTCAGTGTATTCTACCGGATGGGCATCATACACTTGACCCCAGATTTCTTGCACGCCTGGCCACAGAAGTTTCGGGTGGGAACCAGTATTAATTACGCCGCCTGCCATAATAGTTTCTCCTTAAACGCCAGCAGTGCCGGCAGAAAGTTCATGATTGTTAACCTTAACCAACCATTTCGCAAAGGCACCAAAAGCATTATCCTGCCGTCGAGCCAAGCCAAGCAACTTCAATTGCAACGTAGCGGTAGTAGCCTTCGTCGCAGCATCAGCCGTCCATTTAGAAGTAAACCCATTATTAGCCGCAA